GTGTTGATCCTGGATCTCTGATTATATCTCAGGGTACCGGTCAGGGCCAGCGTATTGGTAATGAAATAAAGACCAAGAAGCTTATGTTCAAGGGAACTATTCATCCATTGCCCTATGATGCCACCTTCAACGGCAATCCTCGTCCGCTCCAAGTAAAGATGTATATCTTTTACCAGAAGGACACTCCTACCGCTGTTCCAAACCCCATTGCTGGCCCTGGGTTTTTTCAGAATGGAAGCGTAGCTAAGAGCTTCCAGAATGATCTGGTTGACATGTGGAGCCCTGTTAACACTGATGTGTATCGTGTTCTTACCACCCGTACCTTCAAGCTTGGATTTGCTCAGTATGGAGGCACAGCTCAGAATGCTGCTCAGAATGCTGCTTCTCAGTCGTTTACTAACAACGAGTTCAAGCTCAATGCTAATTTCAGCGTTGATCTTACCAAGTACTATCCTCAGCGTGTCAAGTTTAACGATAACACGACTGTGCCTACTACTCGTGGCTTGTTTTGCATGTTTCAATATGTAGATGCTGGTGGTGGGGCTCTCCCCACTACTGCGTATATGTGCAATGTTCAGTATATGCTGGATTACCAGTATGAAGACGCTTAAATAACAAACGTTTTTAGAAAATACCGATTTTATATATATGTTTGAGCCAGAGGTGGGGTGAAATGAAATTTCCTTTATTACCCCCACCTCTGGCTCACGGCTCAGCCGTGAGCCAGAAAATGTTCTAGAAGCTTTTTTGACGACCGAATTTTTGTTTCGGTTTGATCCAAATCACAATTAATCGAAATGGCTCAACCTCGTAATTTCGTGTTTACTCTTAATAATTATACTGATGAAGAAGTTGAACTTCTTAAGACTTCTGTTCAAGATCAAGCCAACTATTTAGTATTTGGCAAAGAGATCTGTCCCACTACCGGGACTCCGCATCTTCAGGGTTACGTTGAGTTCAAGAAGAAGATGCGTGTGAATACCATTTCAAAGATGATGAATGGGCGTTGGTTTAATCGCCCGTCTAAAGGAACTGCTGAGCAGAATAAGACATATTGTAAAAAGGAAGGCGATTTTTACGAATATGGCACCACTGATAAGAAACCGGGAGAGCGTACCGATATCCAGAAGTTTCAAGATGTTGTCAAGACCGGTGTCTTGGATAAGAAGCGTTTACGCGAGGATTTCCCCGAGATTTGTGCTAAGTACCCCCGGTTCGTGGATTCCTATATCCGAGACCAGTTGGAAGTACCCAAAGTTCCCGATCACCCCTTCCGTCCTTGGCAGCAAGCTCTCCTTGATCGTCTCTCCTGTGCTCCTGACACCCGTACTATCAATTTTGTCGTTGACTATATTGGTAACGAAGGCAAATCTTGGTTTGCCAAAAAGTACATGGAATCCCATGCTGATTCCTATCTTCTGCGTCCTGGCAAGCATGCTGATATGGCTTATGCTTTGCCTGACGTTATCCGGGTGTTGTTTATAGATGCTACCCGCAAACAAGTGGAGTATATGCCTTACACCTTGTTGGAGGAGTTGAAAGATGGTCTTGTCATGTCCTCTAAATATGAGACCACTGTCAAACGGTACCATAATATGCATGTAGTTGTGTTGATGAACCAGGACCCCGACATGACTGCTTTGTCTGTCGACCGTTACAATGTCATCCACCTAAATGCGTTGCCTGCACTTGCTTCTAGTTTCAACAATTTTCATAATTAATCCAAACGATGGCTTACTCTCGCAAAATTTCTAAGCGCCGCAAGGCACCTAAGCGTGTTTATAAGCGTAAGTCTTATTCTAGAAAGGTTTCGAAACCTTTGAAGGTTGCAATCCGAAGAGAGATTGCTCGTAATGTTGAGAACAAACAGTCTCAATATTATAACTACGATACTCGTCTCTACATTCCCGGGAATGCTAATTTCCCGAATGATAATATTTTCCCGGTTGGTGTTGATCCTGGATCTCTGATTATATCTCAGGGTACCGGTCAGGGCCAGCGTA